GGGGCCGCCGTCGGTGACGACCTTGCCCTGCCAAGCCCCACACTTCGAGCATGCCGAGGATCCGATCACGGGCGTGAACGTCGTGATACCGGCCGCCGACATGGACGCAACGCTCTGGTCGCGCCAGGCGCGCGCCGCGGCGCTCCTCGTAGCCATCTCCGAGTAGGCGCCGATCGTCCACCGGCGCCCGCCCTTGTCGACGAAGCCGGTGACGCCGTCGGCGAGGTACTCGTCGAGGATGCGACGGTGCAGCGCCTGCGACGTCGTCATGCCCGCGAACAAGGCGCCGATGTGCTTCGACGTCATCGCCTGGTAGGCGTCGGCCGGGGCGCGCAGGATCCGTGCGTTCAGGGCGCGGAGCGCGTCGCGAAGGTCGAGTTCGACGGCGGCCACTGCGTAGGCGCCGCCCGCGGTTAGCGCGGAGACGCTCGACGGGGCGTAGGCGGGGAAGTCGAGCAGGACGCGGGAGATCTCCGCCGACGCGCCCATCGCCGCCTCAGCGGTCGCCCAGCGCGCGAGCTCGTCCGGATCGACGGTGCGCACGAGCCGTTCGGCCTGCTCTCGCAGGTGCTGGATCGCGCGATAACGGGCGAGCATGTCGTCCGGCGCGTCGAGGTGCTGGTCAGCGAGCCGCTCGAGCGTCTCCCGCAGGGCGTCCTCGATGCGCCGGTAGCGTTCCGCGATGGCGTGGCCGATGTCGTCGATCCACGCGGCGGGGGAGTCGCCGGGCCACTGCTCTGCCATGGCGACCCCCTCGCGCTACTGCTCGTCGTCTTCGGGTTCGTCGTCGACGCGGCCGAACGTGACCGGGTCGGGCGGCTGCTGCGCGCCCTTCTCCTTGAGGATCTGGTCGACCTCGGCCTGCACCTGGTCGTCGTCCCACTCGGGGTTCACGCGCTTCACGGCCTGCCACTGCGAGATCGCATCAGCCAGCTTGAGGATGCCGATCGTCTCCGCCTCGGCCTTCGGATCGGTGCGAGACAGGTCGGGAAACTGCACGTTGAGGTCGTACCGTCCGCCGCCCTTCCCGGGGAAGAGCAGCCCGTCGAGCTCGAGCGCAACGCTCCCCATGCGGGAGAGCACGCGCCGATCGTAGAGGTTCTTCTTCGCCCGGGTGCGCTCGGTCTGCTCGGTGCGCTGCTCGATCTCCGTCGCCGTCGCCTGCCCGCCCTTCTGGTCCGGGTCGCCCCACGACGACGGTGAGTATCCGGCCTTGCGGAGGATCTCGCGCATGATGCCGCGCATCGTCTGCTCGTGCTCCTCGACCCGGATCTGGAACTGCTGCGGGGTGAGGTCCATGCCGTCGCCCGCCTTGCCCGGAGTGTTGAGTCCGAGGAATAGTTCCTGGTAGGTGTCGAACGCTGCGCCAGCGCCAGGCCCGAGGCTACGGAGGTAGGCCTCGGGGACGATGAGGCGGCCGGCGCCGAGCTTGAGGTCTCGCATCCACGAGGAAAACGCCTCGTCCATGGCGCCGAACAGCGGGATGCACTGGTTGAAGTCGGAGCGGCCCGCGTCGGCGAGCACGCCCTGCTTCCGCCAGGACCAGGCGGGAGCGTTCGGGAGGTAGCCGGCGGTGAGGCGGTCGATGCCGGTAAGGATCCTGCTCTCACCGTCGACCAGCGCGGCGTAGGCCTCGGTCTCGGGTCGCTCCTGCAGCGGGACGCGCTGGCCGAGGTTCGTCTGGGTGCCGCGGTAGAGGGCGTGCTCGATGTAGCCGGGGGCGTGGTGCTCGAGGTGCCGCCAGTACACGTGCCCATCGAGGTACTCGGACCAGAGCGTCACCTCGACGAGGCGGCGCTGACGGAACACGGGCACGGCGGCGTCGGCTGCCGCGTAGTCGAGCCACACGTGATCCTCGACTTCGGTGTCCCAGCGGGGGATGATCACGGTCGCGCCGAGCGCTGACTTGATCTCTCCCTGCGAGTTGAACATCGCGTGAGCCTCGTCGCTGTTCATGAGGCCGTCGAGGCGAGCGAGCGCCTTCTCATCGTGCTGCTCGTCTCCGGCGAAACTCGTCTCGGGCGGATCCGAGTACTGCAGGTCGGACGCGAGGGTCGCGAGGTCCGCGGGGATGGGCACGTGGAGGCGGGTGCGCTGCTGGCCGGCGGGGACGGGGCGCCCCCAGATCATGGTCGACATGGCGCCGGCGAGGCCACCGCGGCGGGCCTGCCCGTGGCGGGTGTGCGTCGCTCCGCCGCCCTGAGCCCCGTAGATAGACGCGAGGGCCCGGGTGTCGCCGGTGAGCCAGGCGTCGTTCTCCGCGTACTGGGCGTAGGCGTCAGCCCAGGCGGGCGGGGGCCAGGGGGTGTTCGCGGCAGGCATCGGCATGGTGGTTACCTCCCGGTATGGTCAAGAGCTATGGATGCTGGTCTGATACTTACCTTTGTGGGCGTAGTAGCCGCTGCGCTGCCGTTCTTTCTGGCGTGGCGAGCTGGGGCTGGCCCAAGCAGAAAGCTGGAGTCGCTCGTGGCGACTCTCGAAGGGCTGCCTGATCCCTCGATCGCGCGGTCCAACATTCTGGAGGCAATCGACTGGGTTTCCCGCGATGTAGTCCGGCGGGAACGAGGAGGTACCAGTCTGTACTGGTTCATCTTGGGCTTCTGCCTCTACTTCGCTGGTGCGATCGGGACAGTAGTGATGCTCTTTGACGCGATTCGTGGGTACCAACTCTTTGGAGCGCAGTCGTATATTTCGAGCAACTCATTGTGGTTTGCGTTTGGCAGCACTCTCCTGGCTGTCGGCGGCTTGATGCTTTCTGTCAAATCGCGGGCGCATTCTCGGCGCCGACGTGTGCTTGCGAAGTTGGATGAGCGCGAGATCCGCGAGATAATCCGAGCGCATCGGCGGGATTCAACAGCACGCACGGCTAGACAGGGAGGCCGTAAATCTCGTAGTGCCACTGCCCGACGGTCGACTGCACCGCGTAGCGGCCGGCGTCCATGGCGTGGTCGTCGCGCTTGACGACTTCGTCCTTGCCGTCCTCGGCTGCCTTCGAGTCCCACTCGTACTCGGTGACTTCGGCGAGGAAGGTGCTGCAGCGGTCGGTGACCAGGAGCTTGCCCTGCGCGAGGAGTGAGCCGAGGGTCTGGATGCCGTCGAGCACGGCGTTGTCGGCGGCCCACGACGTGACGTGGTCGTTGTGGAGCTGGGAGCGCATGGACGCGGCGGAGGGGTCGAGGAACACGAACTCGGGGGCCGGCACGTAGACGTCATCGGTGCCGTGCTGTGTGCGCAGCCACTCACGGAAGCGGCGGCTGAGTTCGATGTCGGGCAGGGTCTCGCCGTGGTGCTCCGAACTGGCGTAGTGCCACTCGTCGATGAACACGAGCCGCGGCTGTTCTTCGTCTGTGATGCCGAGGATCAGCGCCACGGTGGCGTTGGTGGTGCCGTAGTCCATGCCCACAGCCAGCGTGCGTGCGATGGGAGGGAGGTCGGCGTGACGGATGAGGTGCTTCTGCTCGTCCCACATGGGGTAGACGGCGCCCTCGGCGTTGGTCCATTCGCCGCGGATGAAGCGTTGGTAGAAGACGCCGGCATACGAGGCCTTCATTTCGGCTTTGAACCGGTCGCTCAGCGAGGGGTTGTCGTCCATGGTGAACGCGAAGTGGATGAGCGACTTCTTGCGGGCCTTGAGGATCCACTGCTTCCGCAGCCAGTGCGACTTCGAGCCGGGGTTCGTGGTCGCGAGGAGTCGGGCGCCGTCGACGCTGAGACGGGTGACGAGCATGTCCCAGAACGCCTCGGGGATGATGGTCGCCTCGTCGACGTAGGCGAGGCTGACGGTGAGGCCGCGGATCTTCGTCTCGCTGCTCGCGTCGTTGGCGCCGTACAGGTGCACGGTGCGACCGAGGATGGTCGCGGTCTTCGCGCCCGGCGTGTACTTCACGTGCTTCACCAGGGGGCCGAAGATCTCCGGGTTCGTGAGCAGGCTGAACAGGTTGCCGTTGATCGTGTCGAGCGTCCTGCCGACAATGATGATCACACCGGTCTTGGGTGCGCGGAGCACGGCGAAGAGGAACGCGAAGAGCGAGATGAATGTCTTGCCGCTGCGCACGGCGCCGGACCAGAGCGCGATCTTCGCCCGCGTGCAGTCCGCGACCGAGAGGAGCTGCGCTCGCGACATGATCGAAGTGAGGCCGGCGAGCGCGTCCAATCAGGCCTCCTCGATTGTCTCCGTCCCTGGTGCGCGCAGCACCTCCGCCGCGGCGAGAATGCCTGCCTCGAGCGACTGCACCACCGAAGCAGCACCCGACACGTCGGGATCCTTCTCCACGATGCGGGTCAGCTTGTCGAACGTGATCCCTGCCGTCGTGACCGCGTTGCGGATCACCTCGACGGGCGGCTTCTTGAGCAGATGCTCCGAGTACGTGTTGTCGCGGCCGCCGAAGCTGTACACGAGGTACTCGCCGTCGAGCGAATCGAGAAGCTGCTCGGCACGGTGCGCCATCTTCTCCGCAAGCCGCGTACGCGCCGCCGCCAGGTCGATGCTCTTCGCGGCCGTCGCCTCCGCGGTCTTCGCTCGGTCGAATCCGATCCCGTCGGCCTTCGCCCAGCGAGAGATGGTGGACTTCGCGACACCGAGCTCGCGAGCGATCGCTGAGGCGGAGAGGCCGTCGGCGTGTAGCTTGCGGAACTGTGCGCGTTTTGCAGAGGAACGTTCCGCGCTGGTTACCAAGGGCTTCCTCCTCGGAGAGATTTACCTGTGCCTAACGGGTA